TGTACAATTCGATTCGGATATGTCGCAGATGGTATATCAGTTAAATCACACTGTTGACCAGCGTAGGTAAACTGAGAAGAAGATATAGTCTGCTGTGTTGTAGACGTCTTATATATTGGGGAAGAGAACTTAATTGAATAATCTCTAGTATCCCCTGTTATGGGTGCAACATGCTTGTGCATCTTTAAACGAACAGTAGAGTTTAATATACCTTTATCAGTATTATCAATTGCTTTAAGTAACTTGGAGAATCTAAGAACTCCATCAAACTTTTCTAAGTAAGTATCGTTATAATTTATAATTGCATTCTTAACTGCTATCTCTAGCTGGGATTTACTTCTTGAAGTATCATTAGGATTATATTTAAAGAACACATCCATTGTAATATAGGTAAAATCCGGATTAACGATTTCTGTCGTAATTGATCCTACGTTTTTAGTAGAAAGAAATCTATTTACTATACCTTTAGTGGTAGTTGATAAATAGTCCCCAGTCTTTGGTTTAATTGATATAAACACCTTACCGTATGTCGGAGGCACATTTACTTCTCCACCCCATACAGCTATATCCTCAATAAAATCATATTCTAGTTTAAGTATAGCATCATAGTCAATAGATGTTACTGCACGATTCTGACTCTGAAAAGCTTTAGGAGCATTAAATCTAATTGAATCTATATTCTCCCGATCTGCCCCAGAGAATGTTTTTGTAAATCCTGTAGAAAGAGCAGCTGTTGCACCAGAGAATCCGTTAATGGTAGCATCAGTAGTAAATGATGATGCACCGTTTGCTTCTTTTCCGTTAGTTTTAATATAGGCTATATCTACTACGTTACCTGTATCTGGTTTACGTCCTATAACACCATCTCCAAAGTATACTTCATATTCTCCAGAATATCCTTCCTGTAAGAAATATACACGAGAATCGGATTTAACATCCAATATATTATTAAAATGGGTGTAGGTCTCAGAAACTTCTGATGTTGCTGACTCACGAACAGCAACTACGATAGTGGAGGTATCAACCTTGTTTGTAGGTATTTTAAACTTCTGATTTGGGATCTGGCCGTTTACTCGATATGTAAAGGTTTCGATCTCACCCTCAAAGATTGATACGTTCTTAAATACATAACGTAGATTAACGTTTTTGGATGTAGTATATGATTCGTTAGTTACAAAGGTATATTGTTTAGATCCGATTAATCCAGAGAATACTGTTCCTCGTGGCATAGTAGCAGTTGTAGAGGAAGTAGCACTACCAATAACAGTAACATCTACTACAGCCTCACTTGACTTTGCAGAGCCTGGTATATATCCTAGTGACTTAGCATGAGATACTACGTTAGCGCGCATCTGTGCTGTATCTAGGAAAGCTTCGTTTGCATTCGAATGAGCTAGCAGTGCATTATATTGGGTGTTATATGCAAGGATGTCAAGTAGTACTGCCATACCTGATCCATCAAAATCATAGTCAGCAAACTTATCCTGTCCTGAAAGATAAGCCTTTAGATTGACCTTGATCTGGTCAAAATCTAATTCAGTTACGTTCTTAATATTCGCCATTATCGGATTCTCTCTAAGTAAATATCTATATCCACTAGATCAGGTACGTTTAATATCTTAACTGTTACAGAAACAAATACAGCATTTTCATCTGATCTGTCCGTTATGGATATGTTTGCAAGTGCTACCCTTGGTTCGTGGAATCGGATAGTACGAGCAATTGATTCGTTCATAGCTGCTACTGTAACAGGATTAAAGTTTTCAAATAACTGATTGGTGATTCCACAGCCTATAGTCGGTTGAAAAGGTCTTTCCCCATATCCAGTAAGAATAAGATTTCTTACAGAGTTTTTAATAGCAGCTATATCTCGCAATGGCACCAAATCACCTAGATTAGGATGTGCTTTAAAACGGAGATCTAAATCTGAAAAGTCACGCGTACGAGCAACAACGGATGCACGCTCGTTTTCTAGGTTCTTGTCTGATAGGATTTGAGTACTCATAGTATCTATTTATGTCCTTTATCCGATCGGTTTGCTAGTTGGTGTACCGCTTTGATTAGAAGTATGCAAATGATCCTTAAGAGAGATTGAACCGGTCTTAACATCTGAGGATGATGTAATAATACCACCAGCATCGATTGTACCCGATACAGTTTCTGAACCTGATATAGCAACGTTATTGTTAATCGATGTATTACCTGAAGCAGTAGTCGACTGAGCACCAGATATAGTCTCTGTTAATGCTCCTGATACTTTTAAAGTCATATCCTTTGCTATTGTCTGAGTAAAGTAATCGCCAGTTGTAAGGGTCATATATGTTCCTATACCTTGAGCTAGGTACTCTGTTATATCCAGAGTCATGTAGCCTTCAATCTTTTCAATAACGTTCTTCTTAACGGTTTTAAACTCTGAGCCATGTATAACCTGTGTACAATCGCCGTAGATGTGTTCTTCTTTGTTACCCTGAATCTCTGTATTACAGTTACCTACAACAAAGAGGTTACAGTCACCTTCGACAGTTACGCGTGACGTACCTTTAACGTTAACGTACTCATCACCTAGTGTAACTTCATAGTTATCTTTGACTACCTTCAGTACACGCGATCCGTCTGGATGCACCTCATAGAATGTGCCAGAGCGATGATGCTCTTTAATACGTTGGTAGTCCGCTGTATCATCTACTTCAAAGACATGACCAGACTCTGATTCTGTAACTTTATTAAACGGATACTGTGGCTTAGCAGGCGATGCAGGCTCGTCGAACTGAAATATGTTAACAGGATCAGTGTTTTCTTTTGCTTCTAATGCAAAGGGTTCTGCCTTTGATTTAGCTTCTACGTAACCCAGATCTTCATTCGCTTCAGAGTTAGCAACCTTACCGGTACGAATTGTTTCCTGGTTTATATTTGCTTGTGTAGCTAATCCACGAGCTGCTTTATTAACGTCAGACTCGTTTAAATAGTTTGTTTCAGTCTTATCCGTTTTCTTAGGATATAGCCCAGCAGGATCAAAGAAGCCTGTCTCTGTATTTGCTTCAACTGTATTAAGAGCTGCAATCGAGCCCAGAACAATAGGATCTTGTGCATCCGTACCATCACGGAAGAAACCAACTACCCACGATCCCTCAACTAATCCATGGGGTGAACGACCTACGCCAGATGTACCGGAGTCAGTTGTAGGCATCATTATAGTTGCCCAGGGAAGATCTGCAGTTGGCAGTAGCTCTTTATTCGCTGTGTGATAACCAAAGGCACGTATGCGAACCCTATTTAAATATAGAGGATCTGCTCGGTCTTCCACAACACCGTGAAACCAAACAAACTTTGTATCCATAAATTTATTCATCGCTTGTGCACCGAATCACGTCTTACTTTTATTTGTGTAAAGTAACCAGAAGCATCAAAGGAATGCGTACTTGATACGATAAGATACCTACCTGATAGAAATTCGTCGTTCTCACGACCTGATCCTTCTACCTGACCAGTCTTAGGAAAGTTTAAATTAACTATTGAACCAGGGCTTAGTCTAGAATCACCATATAGCTTAATAGAATGTTCTAGCTGTTCTAGATTAGAATAGACTGATCTCTTGGTTGCTTCTTTATATGCACCAAACTGATGATAGTTTAGATCGCCTGTCTCTGCCATAGACAAAGAGTTTTGATTTATAAAGATCGTATACGTTTCTTTTAAAGTATTTGGGCCTACACCTGATATATTAAAGTTTCTATTCCATACAAGATCAGATGCATCACCATCTATAAGAGGTACTTTATCGTCATAGGCATTAAAGTCAATTACTTCATATGTTTTATTAGAGACATCGAGTTTGTGCGTACGCGTAACATATGATCCATTCTTCATAGACTTATAAGGGGAGAATCCTATATTTGAAGATGATTCAAGTATGCGTAATCTCTTTTCTTCAAACGATCCGTCGGACTGTGACTCTTGTGTATAGAAGTATCCCTGCACGTAGTTATCCAGTATATCAGAGGTAATCATTTTGTTATAGGAGTTTAAAACAAATGCTGAGTCGTGAAATACCTGATATGTAAAGAGTGGCGAACCATTGGGTGTCATGCTCTTCTGTAGTATATTCTCTATAGCATCGGAATACGTTAGCTTGGGCGGTATAAACTTCATAGTGCCTAGGCTTTGTGTTTCTTTCTTGTCGATTGTTACCCCGGTTTGCCTATATAGCTCTTCAATAATATCAATTGATGTACCTGATAATGCAGAGGAAATCCTACGAAACTTAGATACTAGCCCAAATGAAGTTACACAGCGTATACGATACGTAGCAATATCTGGCTTAGGCTTACCGTATATGGGTATATCGAGAATGTGCCAATCATTCTGTATGTCAATTGGTGGCGAATTCTTATCGTTCTGCTTACGTACAACAGATATTATCTTTTCATTACCTGATATGTTTAAATCCTCAAATAAGGATACGGCGTCTGCTATATTAAACTCAGCAATAAGAGCTTGCTGGAAGATAGATTCATATACTGTCATTGAAGTAACGAGCTGAGATATGTCTCTTTCTTTACCGTTAGCTCCTTCAATCGTTACTGTTAACCTAAAAGAATCAGGAGATACAGCAGTCTGATCAGTAGGATGTAAACCTTTTTCGAGTGGCATATTCTACTCTTACGAATTAATAAGCTTACGATAGCGTGTGGCAAAGCTATCTATTGCTGATGGATTTATAACCCTTATATAGGTTTTTGCATCGTTAACGTTTACTTCATGCTCGAAGTTAGTTACAGGAAGCATAGAATCAGAGGCATTAAAGTTTAAACGATCTACTACTCTTCCCTGTGAATCTACATAGTGATGGGCAGAATCTTTTTGTTTAGCAACTATGTGTTTAAAAGAAGTTCCTACAGCAAAGGCTAAGAAAGATTGGCTGGTAGTAATATCCTCATTAACAAATGTACCGACCACATTATTGAGGACAAAACTATTTGTAGTGTAGTTTACTTCGGCGAGAGTGCCAGTTGCACCTGATGTAATACCTCGAATAGTTTCGCCTATTACTAACGGGTATTCATATAGGTGGTGTGAGGTTGTTGATACTCCGGCCTTACTCTCTAGGCTAATAGTAGTACGCGGATATTTTTCATCAACAAAGTTATTTAATTCATATGATGATTTAGGCCATTCGTGTAAGCCATTAGTGAGATCATCATTGACTACAAAGAATGTCCAATAGTATGCAGGAGTACCATATAATTCCATTGATACCTGATCAGGTCTAGAACCATCGTTTACTTCATAATACAGGTAAGCGTTGGCATTATCCATTTCAGATATATAAGCACGAACATTACGATTAATATCAATAATAATATTCTTTTCTTCTGAGTCTTCATTAAACTGATATTGGACTAAAGGAAAGCTTTTAAAGAAGTTTAACATTATTATCTTTCCTCTGTGCCGATATCAGACTTAGTAAGAACTTTCGTTTCTTGGAAAGTAAGGGATATGTTTACTGATATAGGTGCACCCCCGTCAAAATGCATGTGGGCATTGTCATTGAAGTTAGTCTGTAGGTTAGTTAAATTGCATTCATATATCCTAGGATAGTACGGATTCTCTCTCCCGTCTTGTGTATAGAACTTAATAGAGAATGTAGAGGGATATGTAAGAAGATAAGAACCTGCTCCCTGTTCTGGATACATTTCCGATCTAAAGAACTCCTGAATCTTACGAATCTCTTGTGACTCGCTCGGATCTTCTGCTACAAGAGAGAAGCTAAAGTTAAATGACCTGATAGTCATATTCTGAAATGCTACAACAGTATTTGGGTTAGTAGCAACGCCTTTAGACATACCATACATATCAGAAAGGTTCTCAACACCAGGTACTAAATTACCTAGTCCAGAATCTTTTGCTATTTTTAAACTCATCATTGAGCGAAGATCAGCATTTGATCCTTCACCATCACCATTAATCTGTAAATTAGCCTCTCTAGCAATATCCGTAGCAGACTTCCCGCTTTGAATACCAGTTATAAGACTATTGCCAATTGGTCCCATATCCATAGTACCATAGCCAGCACCATCTGAAAACGAAACGCCAGGTGGGTGATAGAGTGTTACATGGCCTTGTGGTTCACCGGATCCGCCATACTTATAGCGGTTAGCTGTTATCCTCATAAAAGGCACATTGGCACCGGCCAATTGAGCTGGATATATGTATTCGCGAGCCATATCGTGACCTTATA